GAATCGAACGGTCGCGGGGCCTATCGCCTGGCCGGACTCTGAGTCCATCCTTCTTCGCACCCCCTGAGGGGGCCGCAGTGGGATGTGCCGGGGGATGGGTGTGGGATGGCGATCCCCCACAATGCGATTTACCCAATGATTGCAGCCATCGGTCCATCCCCCACCGGATCCCACTCTGATCCCGACGACATCCCCCCACGAGACCGTGCATCTTCCTCCCGACAGAACACCGGGAGAGGACGATGCAGACAAGAACCTGCCTGAACCAAAAGGACCTAGCCGCGCGCTGGACCATTTCATCGCGCACACTTGAACGTTGGCGTTGGACCGGCGATGGCCCGGCCTTCCTCAAAATTGGCGGAAGGGTGGTCTACCGTCTCGAGGATGTGCTGGCCTATGAGCTGGACCGCCTGCGCCGCAGCACCGCTGAGCGGGGCGCGGCATGATGGCCCGTCATTCCACTATCCGCGCAACTGGCGCCGCTTCGATCTTCGGCGCAGCCGGTCTGGCGCTCGACGAAATCGGGCTCTCCGCCTGGATCGCACAGGCCGAACCTGGCGAAACGCTGGTTTATCATCGCGGCTTTCTCGCCGTCGATACTTTCAGATCAGCCTCGCATCTTTCGCCCGAACGCCGGTCAACCCTGCGTCGCACTGCCGATGCCGCGCGGCGTGCTGCCGAGCAGGACCTCGTCCATCTCGTTCAGGCCCGGATCGGACCCGACCAGTTCGCCTACATCGCCGTCGCCCGACGCAAGCGCCGCCATGCCGGTGCCTCCCTTTCGGTGCGCCTGCTCGAGGCCGCCTGACCCCCACTTTTCACTATGGAGACTACAATGCCTTTTCCCGATAACGCGCCTGGCATCGACGCGTTGATCAACCTGCCCGTTGGCGAGATCGCCCAGTTGCCGGTTGAGCTGCTGGCGGCCATGCAGCGCGAGATCGACGCGGCTGCCACGCAGATGAAGGCCGTGACCACGCGTTTTAACACTGCGCTTGAGGTGCGGTTTGCCACCCGCGCCGCCGAGGTGCGCGGTGCCTCTGGCAAGGACACCGGCACGGTGCGCTTTGATGAAGGTGATTTCACCATCGTCGCCGATCTGCCCAAGCGGGTGGATTGGGATCAGGTGAAGCTGGCGCAGATCGCGCTGAATATCGCCGCAAGTGGCGAGGACCCGGCCGAGTTCATCGAAACCAGGCTCAGTGTTTCCGAGCGCAAGTACGGCGCGCTGCCCGAAGCCTGGCGCAAGGGGTTCGAGCCCGCGCGGACCGTGAAGACCGGCACTCTGAAGGTCACGCTCGAGCCGAATGAGGTCGCGCAATGACGGTGCTGTCCCCGATTCTCAACCCCGTCCAAGACCTGCCCAGCCTCATCCATCGCGCCGCCAATATGCTGGTAGGCACAAAAACCGCCGCTGAGGTTCTCGAGGCACGCGAAATCGCCGGGGTTGCTTATGACGCTGCAAAACGTGCGGCGCGCCTCAGCCGGGCAAAGGCTGCGCATGACGACCTGGTCGCCGCAGCGCATCGGGCACAGGCGCACGCGCTTGAGATCGAAGCGGCGGCCAAGCGCCGTCTTGCGGATGAATATGACGGGGCACAGGCACGTGGTGACGTTGGACAACAAGGTGCCAGGACTGACCTCGTTCACGCTGTGAACGAAGTTGTCGCAAGCGCTGCCGATCTCGGGCTGAACCGGCGGGAGATCCACGAAGCGCGCCAACTCCGTGATGCCGAGGCAAATGATCCTGGCATCGTATGGCGCAAGCTCGACTACCGGCTTGAGCGGGGCGAGGACGCGCGGCGTTTCATGCGGCGCAAGGGCCTCGAGTGCCTCGCTGAGGCTGATCGGCTGGATGCGCTCTTTGCGGCCAGCGCAACGGGATCGGCTGAAGCTCCGTCGTTCATTTCACACGCCGCCATGCAGCAATCAGAAGGAGTTCACTGATGGCCATTTCTCTCGCATCCCTGCGTACGACCACAGCGCTGACGCCCCCGCGCATCCTGATCCACGGCGTGGCCGGGGTGGGCAAGTCCACCTTTGCGGCTGATGCCGACCGGCCCGTGTTCATCAGGACCGAGGATGGGCTGGGCAAGCTGCAAGTCCCGCATTTTCCGTTGGCGACCAGCTATGCCGAAGTAGCGCAGGCGCTCGACGCACTGCTGGACGAGGACCACGCCTATGGCACTGTCGTGATCGATAGCGTTGACTGGCTGGAACCGCTGATCTGGGCTGAGGCCTGCAAACGCAACGGCTGGGCCTCGATCGAAACCCCAGGGTTCGGGAAGGGCTATGCCGAAGCGCTCACCGTGTGGCGCGAATACCTCGACAAGCTGAACGCGCTGCGCGATCGCAAAGCCATGGTGATCATCCAGATCGCCCATACCGACATCAAGCGCTTCGACAGCCCCGAGCACGAACCCTACGACCGGTATGTCATCAAGCTGCAAACCCGGGCCTCGGCGCTGCTGCAGGAGCATTCCGATGTGGTGCTCTTCGCCAATTACCAGATCTCAGTCGCAAAATCCGATGTCGGCTTCAACAAGAAGGTGGCCCGGGCGCTCGGGTCCGGTGCACGCGTCATGCACGCCGAAGAACGCCCCGCCTTCCTCGCCAAGAACCGTTACGGCCTGCCCGATACCCTGCCGCTTTCGTGGTCAGAGTTCCTCGCAGCCATGCCCCAATCCGCATAAGCCCTGAAAGGACAAGACCATGGCACGTTTTGAAACTGCCTTCGATGCCTCCGGCATTGAACCCACCACCGCCTATGACCTGCTGCCTGCGGGCAAGTACCGCGCCCAGATCGTTGAGAGCGAAATACGCGTTACCAAGAATGGGATGGGCCAGTTTCTCTGGCTGATGCTCGATATCTTGGAGGGGGAGTGCAAGGGCCGGAAGATCTTCGATCAGCTGAACCTGGTGAACCCGAATCCGACCACGGTCGAGATCGCGCAGCGCACGCTGTCGGCGATCTGCCATGCGACAGGCAAACTGCAGGTCGGCGACAGCGAGGAGCTGCACCTGGTCCCGATGACGATCCAGGTGAAGATCAGGCCGCCGAAGAACGGCTACGGCGAGAGCAATGCCATTGCCTATCTGCCGCCTGAACGTGGGGCGGCCCCGGCACGCAGCCCCAGGCCTGCTGCACCACCCGCAGCGCCGCCCGCCACGCAGACCGCTGCGCCCACAAAGATGGCCTCCGCACCCTGGATCAAGAAGAGCTGAGGAACCGCACTGCCCTGTCCCCGTGGCGGACAGGGCGGCGCTTCCCCCAATCTGAGGAAACTCCCATGACCGATCTGACCAACGCGGCCCTTGTGGCCGTGATCAGCCCCGCTTTGCCCGAAGACCAGCGCCGGTTGATCGACCTCGATGATGCTATTGCCAAGATCCGCACCCAGATCGCGACCGCCGATCTGACGCGCCAGCGGGGCCGCAAGCCCATCGACCCGGACTGGTTCCACCGCGCGCGCACTGCCCTGCGCCATCTCAGCCGCGAGCGCGCCGAGTTACTGGCCCAGGGGACAGGTCGCCGCCGCCGCGAGACGCTGAAGGACGCCCTAATCAGCGTTCTCCGTGACCGTCACGACCCAGACACTTGGGCAGGCATTCTGGCAGCGGCTCAGGCCCGCAGCGAACGGGAGGGTCTCTGATGGCAGAGCTTCCCGCCGCACCGACACCGACTTTGACGGCGATCTATGCCGATTATGAGGCCCGCCAGGGAGATGGCTTCCGCGATCATCTTGGCGCGTCGATCATCGGCAAATCCTGCGCCCGCGCGCTCTGGTACGATTTCCGCTGGGTGACACCCACCCGCCATTCTGGACGCCTACTGCGCCTCTTTGAGACCGGGCAGTTGGAAGAGGACCGACTGGTCCGCAACCTGCGCGCCACCGGTGCAACCGTGCTTGATGTCGATCCGGAAACAGGCCGCCAGTTTCGCGTCGAGGCCCAAGGCGGGCATTTCGGGGGCTCGCTGGACGGCGTGGCTCTTGGGCTGCTGGAAGCGCCGAAGACCTGGCATGTGCTGGAGTTCAAGACCCACGGGGTCAAGAGCTTCACCGAGTTGACCGCCAAAGGTGTGGAAGCCGCCAAGCCGCAACACGCGGCGCAGATGCAGATCTACATGCATCTGACGGGCATCACCCGCGCCTTCTATGTTGCCGTCTCCAAGAACACAGATGCACTGCATATCGAGCGCATCGAGGCCGACGGCGGAATCGCCGAACGTCTTCTGGAAAAGGCCGGTCGGGTCATCTTCGCCCAACACCCGCCGGCACGGATCAGCGAAGATCCGGCCTGGTTTGAGTGCCGGTTCTGCGATCACCATGCCGCGTGCCATGAGGGTGGCGGGGCGGCAGTGACCTGCCGGTCCTGCCTGCATGCGACGCCGGTTGATGGGGGTTGGCACTGCGCCCGCCACGACCGGATGCTGGCACCCTCCGAGCAGCGTATGGCCTGCAACCGCCATCTCTTCATCCCCGATCTCGTCCCGGGCGAGGTTATCGATGCGGGCGACGATTTCGTCACCTACCGCATGACCGATGGCTCCCCTTGGGTAAATGACGCTCGCACCCCGGAGGCTGCTTCATGCTGACCCTGCGCCCTTATCAACAGGCCGCGATCACATCGATCTACGGCTATTTCCAGAACAACAAAGGCAATCCACTGGTGGTGATGCCCACCGGCTGCCATGCCGCTGGCACGCAAATTCTCATGTTCGACGGCAGCACCAAGCCCGTGGAAGACGTCGTCGTTGGCGATGTTCTGATGGGGCCTGACAGTACACCGCGGAATGTCCTTCGCCTTGCCCGCGGCGTCGAGCGGCTCTATCGGATTACGCCCAAAAAAGGCGAAGCCTTTGTCGTTAACGAAAGCCATGTGCTCTCCCTCCAAACGACCAATGAGGGAAAGCCCCACGCCTGCACGACGACCGG